TGCCGACAATTCGCACACGCACGGCCTCTGATTTTTGCTCGGCTATTGGTATGCCGGCGGCCTTTAATACTTCTTCGACTGGCGCTTGCAGATAAGACGCAATATCTTCAGCGTCCTTCATTTGGAACCGCCGTTTGCCTTTTAACATTAGGCTAACAGCGCTTGGATCACGGCCAAGGAACCGGGCTAGGTCTGCCTGATTGCTGCCTCTGCTCGCCAGCTGGGCTCTGAACCAATCGCTATTCACCGCTGTTTCCTCAACCATTGTCACTTTGTCCACATTATATTGTAAAAATCACATTTACTAGCATTATTTTATTGACATAACCACAACCCTAACCGTACTGTCAATATGTGAAGTTGTGATAATGTCAATTAAGAAGGAGTAAGAGAGTGAGTATTAGCTTAGATACGCTTGTGAAATCAGGCAAGCCGAGGGCGCCAATTCTGGTGGCTTATGGCGTTAGCGGGATCGGTAAAACGACTCTCGCAACCAGCTTTCCTGTACCCGTAGTAATCTGCACCGAGGACGGACTCGGCACTATTAAAGTGGACAGTTTCCCAAAACCTGAAATGGCAACGTTTGCTGATGTGCTTGGTGCGTTGACGGTGCTGGCAACCGAAGACCATAAGTTCGAGACTCTTGTTATAGATAGTCTCGATTGGCTAGAGCCGCTGATCTGGGCGCAAACATGCAAGGATCACGATTGGCTTGACATTGAACAGCCGGGCTATGGCAAAGGTTACATATCGGCATTAGCATTGTGGCGCGAGTACATCGACGCCATAACCTATTTACGCGACCGGGGTATGACGATTGTGCAAACAGCGCACAGTCAGATTAAGAAGTTCGATAACCCCGAAACCGAATCGTATGATCGGTATGATATCAAACTGCACAAAGCTGCTAACGCAATCGTGCAAGAGCATTCTGACGCGGTGCTGTTCGCGAACTACAAAGTCGCGACGACCAGCAACGATCAGGGGTTCAATAAGAAGAAGGTCCGCGCCATAGGCCAAGGCGACCGCGTTCTTTATTGCCAGGAACGTCCTAGCGCACTGGCTAAGAACCGATACGGCATGCCGTTGGAACTGCCGATGGAGTTCAGCGCTGTTGCTGACCACATAGAATTTTTTGCAACCCCTGAAATTAAGAAGGAGGCCGCCTAATGGCTATTTTACCAACCGAAGCATTCGACGTAGAGCTAGAAGAAAAGAAAGAGTATCCGCCTATTCCAGGCGGAGACTACAAGGTCGTCATTAAAGAGGCCGACATAAAGGAAACCTCAAAAGGCGGCGTGATGGTTGCGTTACGATTTGAAATCGAGGGTGCGGCCGATGGGCTCGGAACCCAGGCAAACGGGCGTCTACTGTTTGATAACATCAACGTCATTAACACCGGCCCCAAAAAACAAATCGTTGAGCAGATTGGCCGCCGGCAACTGCATGATTTACTACAGGCAATTGGCAAGCCGGGCTCTACCGACACAAACGACATGCTCGGCGGTCGGCTTGTGGTGCGCGTTAAGCTCACACAGAATCCCGACTACCCAAACGAAGTCAGTAAATATATGCCTGTGCGGAACAAACCGTCCGGGCAGTTTACGCCGCCGGCCCCGGCGCCGGAAGCTGCTGCACCGGCTGCTGATCCGATCGAACAGGCTGCGGCGCAACCGTCTGCACCTTGGGCGAGGGCCGCATAATGGATCAGCGAAAATGGCAATTTGTTATGAATGAGTGGCGGCATTCGCTACCGGCGGTAATTGCTGGTGACGATCCGTTAGATGATGAGCGCAATTTTACGGCGTATGCCAATATTTGCGCTGACCTAGACGACCAAGACCAGGATCAGGCTTTTGACCAAGCTGCCTGAATTTCAAAAGACAATCGAGGACTTGATCTTCGATGCGTATGCCGAGGATCAATATGTCGGAGGCCGCCAGCATATGGGGGCTTCCGGCATTGGCCGGCCGTGTGAGCGGCAAGTTTGGTTGAGCTTCCGGCACGTTCTGACGGTGCGGTTCGAGGGCCGAACCCTTCGACTGTTTAAGACCGGCGACCATGAGGAGCCGCGCATGGTTGCTGACTTGCGCCGGATCGGCTGCACGGTTCTCGATGTTGATCCCGACACCGGCCGTCAGTGGCAAGTGCGCGACGACACGGGCCACTTTGGCGGATCGATGGACGGGATTGTAAAAGGTGGTCCGCTGCCCTCTGATGAATGGCACCTTGTGGAATTTAAAACGCACAACGCCGCGAGCTTTAGAAAGCTCCAGCGCGAGGGTGTGGAGAAGTCTAAGCCGGAACACTATGATCAGATGCAAGCATACATGCACTTGGGCGATCTGCCGGCCGCACTTTACATGGCGAAAAATAAGGACAACGACGACCTCTACACCGAGATCGTACAGCGCAACAATAAAGCCGGCGAGCGAATTTTAAATAAAGCAAAGCGGTTGGTGAATATGCAAGCACCGCCGGACAGGCCGTTCAGCCTTGTCAAAGGATCGCCCTGCAACTGGTGCGACTTTAAAGACTTTTGTTATGAGGGCCAGTGGCCTGAAAGAAACTGCCGCACTTGCCTTCACGCTACGCCAGTTGCCGATGGCAAGTGGACATGCTCCCGCGAGGGCGAGCCGATCGAGATCACGCCTGACACATGCTGCGAGGGTGGCAAGCTACACCGATATATTCCTGAGTTGGTGCCGGGCGAGCAAACCGACATTGAGGGGATCAACATCGTTTACGAATTAAAAAACAAAGAAAGGTGGGTGGACAGTGGTGTTTGAAAACCGCGAATACCAGACCGACGCAATCAAGGGTCTATACAATCATTTTCTCCAGACAGTGGACAGAAACCCAATTGTGGTGATGCCAACCGGCACGGGTAAGTCCGTTGTCATTGCGGAGTTCATCCGTTCTGCGCTCGAACACTGGAGCGACACGCGGGTGCTGATGGTCACGCACGTTAAGGAACTGATCGAACAGAACCATGCTGCGTTAAAACGTAACTGGCCGCAAGCACCAGCCGGGATTTATAGCGCCGGCTTGGGCCAGAAAGATATCACGGCGCAAGTCATGTGTGGCGGCATCCAGTCTCTGTACCAAAAGGCATATGAGGTGAGGCATTGCGATCTTTTAATTATAGATGAGTGTCATCTAATACCGCGCCGATCGACGACTATGTACTGCACGTTCATAAACGAACTGAAGCAGCTGAACCCGGCGCTGAAGGTTGTCGGGTTTACGGCTACGCCGTTCCGGCTCGATAGCGGCTCGCTGGTTGAGGGCGACGATCGTATGTTCCATGACATTGCCTACGAATTACCCATCTTAGACTGCATCGAGGATGGCTACCTCTCGGAAGTTGTGTCGAAGGCAACGGATACTACACTTGATGTCACGGGCGTCGGCACCAGTGGCGGCGACTATATATTGAAGCAGCTTGAAGCGGCCGTGAACGTGGACGAGAAAACACAAGCTGCGGTCGATGAGATTGTTGCAAAGGGTAAAGACCGGGGCAGCTGGCTCGTCTTCTGCGCTGGCGTCAGCCACGCTGAAGCGGTGCGCGACATCATCCGCGAGCACAACGTCACTGCGGAAATGATTACCGGCAACACGCCGGCAGTTGAGCGAGCCAGAATTATCGATGACTTCCGGGCCGGCCGGGTGCGCTGCATCACGAATATGAATGTTCTAACTACCGGGTTCGATGCTCCCGGAGTCGATTTGATCGGCATGCTGCGGCCCACAAAGTCGCCGGGTCTGTTTGTGCAAATGGTCGGGCGCGGCATGCGGATAGCGAACGGCAAGGAAGACTGCTTGCTGTTGGACTTTGCCGGCAATTGTAGCCGACACGGGCCGGTTGATCGCGTGAAAGCTAAAGCTCCGGGCGAAGCTGGTGACGGTGAGGCGCCCATTAAAACATGCCCAGAGTGCATGACCATTGTCCATGCTTCGGTCAGCATTTGTCCTGACTGTGGCTACGAATGGCCGGCGCCCATACCCAAGATTGACCGCCGGGCTGCACAAGACATTGTGTTGTCGAGTCAGATTGAGTCGCAGCCGGTGAACATCGACCGCGTCACATATAGTCGGCATGAAAAACGCGGCAAGCCTGACTCGCTTAAAATTGAATACTGGGGCGGGAACTTTGAGAGGTACGCCGAATGGGTGTGCTTCGAGCATAAGGGCTATGCCCGAAAGAAAGCGGAGAAATGGTGGAGTAAGCGGTGTGGTTTGCCGGCACCTGTGACGATCACGCAAGCGCTATCAGTGACTAAGAGTCTTGCTGAACCCAGTACGATTTGGGTTCGACAAAACGGCAGATATTTTGACATTGTGGAGGTGGATTTCGATGCATTTGGTAAAGAAAGAGAAAAAGAAATGGACAGTGGTGGCGACTCAAAGCGCGGCAACCTCGCATTTCTGGCGGCCTAATCGAGATTGCCCGACAGGTACGGGTGTGAACGCTTTGGCGGAATTGCGAAAACGAGTCGATAACGGCGAGTTTGTCATGGCCCAACGCCGTGTCGAAAAATTTCGGTACGAGCTTGTTATTATGAAGGCAAGCAAATGAACCGTGAGGCGGTTTTAAAAGCGGCAATAGAGGCCACGACTGTTCAACGCGATAAGGTCTACGGTTCGCCGGATATTAATTTTGAGCGCATTGCGAAGGGGCTTGAAATTATTTTCGACCGACCGGTGACAAAATCGCAAGTGTCGTTAGTGCTGGCAATGGTCAAGTTATGCCGGCTTGTTCAATCGGAGGACCACGCCGATAGCTGGATCGACCTTGCTGGGTATGCGGCATGCGGTGGGGAGGTAAGCGATGCAAAAGAAAAGAAATAAGTTCGATTTTTATCCGACGCCTATGTCGATCGTTAATGAGCTAGTGCATCGTTTGAACTGGCCGAAACATAGCCCAATCTGGGAACCGTGCAGCGGCGACGGCCGGATGGTAGAGGCGCTGCGAAAAGACGGGCATACAGTTTACGGCACCGACATACAAAACGGCCAAGATTTTTTTGACACGGTGCAGCCCATTGCCAGCAGCATTGTCACCAATCCGCCATTTTATCGCATTCGAGAATTTATAGATCACGCGCTCGGCACGTTAGGTGTTGAGCGCTTGGCGATTGTTTGCCCGGAGCGGTTGTGGGCATGCGGCAAAGGGCTCGATCAATTCCAAAAATTTGAGCCTATCCGTTTTGTAAACCTGGCATGGCGCGAGGACTATCTTGGCAGAGGCGGTGCGCCGGATCGCGCTTTAGCTATCTCGATCTGGAATATGTCGAAAAAACAGCCATGCCGTTTCGAGGTTTGGGACAGGACCGATCAATCCACTTTTTTTGAGCAAGCAGCATGATCGCTTGTGATTTCTGCGGAGCAATAACCCGAATTGTCGCGGGAAAATGTACAGCATGCGGGAGAGAATATTATGCCAATGTGTATGCGGCCGGTGAAGCCGGTAAAATTGAAACAAAAGTATCCAAGGCCGGTGTATCTGCCGCAACCGCAACCGGCCAAACAAACAAAACCGATGTCGGCACTTGAGGCCACAATAAACGCAACGGTTGGTTTCCTGGTCAGCTGGTCATTTACCTTCTGGGGTCTGCCGATCTTCGGCATCGAGCCTGACGCAATCCAGGCGACCTGGATCACTGCATCTTATTTTTTTATCTCCGCGTTACGAACTTACGCAATTCGCCGGGCTTTTAATTTTTGATCTGCACCATCTGCCATCGGGCCGCACGGGGTTTCGGTTACAGCCCCAGGCTCGCCGGCAAGACAGGCCCAGATCGTCACTACTGTTCAATGGAGCATTTAAGAATGATTGATAAAACACACGATGAGCAAGCTGCAATGATTGCCGGCGGTAATGCCGGCGGCGAATATTTGGATTCCATTGGCGTGACTGATTTAGTGACGCTGTCAGTGGAGCAATACCAGCAATACGTCGAATGCGTAATCGGCGGCTATATCGAGCATCTCCAGAAATGAAGGGCGCATGGCTGTTTTCCGCAATCGCCTGTCCAGGCGTGGTTGCGGCTATTTTTATTTATATCAGCAATCAAAACATCGATGCCTGTCGGCAAAAAATGACGCATATGTCGAAACAAATTTCTCTCTATATATATACGCGAGATAGCGATGATTAAAAATCATGCATTAGCGTATGCTCAACGGGGTTGGGCCGTGCTTGCCCTCTACGGAGTTGAGGGCGGCCGCTGCCAATGCGGAAATCCAAACTGTAAAAGTCCAGGCAAGCACCCGGTCGCGCACAACGGCGTGAAATCAGCAACACGCGACAAACGCGGAATCAATCTGACGTTCAAAGATGGCAATAATGTCGGGATTGCAACCGGGGCGCCGTCCGGCATTTGGGTTTTGGATATTGACGGCTCGGCCGGTGAGGCCAGCTTGCTTGCTCTACAAGAAAAGCACGGCGAACTGCCGGCTACGCTCGAACACAGAACAGGCCGAGGCCGGCATCTTATATTTGATCTTGGCGGCGAGAAAATAAAAAACAGCGTCAAGCGACTAGGCGACGGGCTCGATGTTCGAGGCGATGGCGGCTACATCGTTGCTGCGCCGTCGCTGCACGTTTCTGGTACAGCGTACCGAATGGGGCAGGGCGAGCCGGTTGAGGCGCCGGAATGGCTGCTCGATCTGGTTCGCCGTCAGGAGCCGAAGCCGATCGAGCCCCGGCCAATGGTTGATCGAGAAGTAACCGGCGATCAGGTTGAGGACATGCTGTCTTACATCCACCCGGATATCGATTATCAAAGCTGGGTTGAGGTTGGCATGGCGCTGCATGCAGAAGGCTATCCATGTGCCGTGTGGGAAAATTGGAGCCGTAGCGGCCAAAAATTTGAAGCCGGCGATTGTGAAAAAAGATGGCGCGGGTTCAGCAAGGCTGCCGGCATAACTCTCGGAAGTTTATGGTATCACGCGGAGATGGCTGGCTGGTCGCCGGAATTTTTGGACGCAACGCCGGACACCAGTGCGGCCGATGCGTTTGTGCAGAGTTTAACCGCAACCGCCAAGCCTGTAGCTATCAAGAAAGACAAGTTTCCCATCGATCCGCTCACACTGCCCGGCACGATTGGCGATACCGTCCGTTGGATTGTACGCAGTTCAATCCGGCCGCAACCGGAAATTGCGCTGATGAATACCCTGGCGGCGTTGGGCGCCATATTTGGCCGGCGTTATGCTACGCAATGGGATACCCGCTGCAACGTGTTTGTCGCGGCTATTGCGGGGACAGGCGCCGGCAAGGATCATTCGCGCAAACAGATTAAAAAATTAATGGTGCAAGCCGGGCTGTCGGACTTTCTGGCTGGTGATAGTATTGTGTCGGGTCCAGGGCTGCTGCGCGGATTGTCCGGGCAGCCGGCGCAGATACTGCACCTGGATGAATTTGGAATGCTGCTCAAGTCGATTACCGATGAGAAGGCGCCGGCCCATCTGCGCCAGGTGGCGAAGGCGCTAACTGAAATTTACACTTCGTCTTCGAGCGTGTTTCATGGGGGCCATTATGCTTCGCCCGATGTGAGCCCCATTATAATAGACAAGCCAGCACTATCGATTTTTGGAACCTCGACGCTGTCGGTGTACTCGGATGCGTTGACTTCGAGCGCCATTGGATCGGGCGAGTTAAACCGGTTTTTAGTAGTCCAGGCCGATGACGATATGCCGAAGTTATCCAGAAATGTAGAACTGCCGGACCCACCCGTTAACTTGGTGCGGCATTGGAATCAGTTCTTTGATGCGCCGGGTGAGCAAGGCAATTTGGTAGAGCTTGCCGGGGGCTCGCTTGCCGCTCCTGCGCCTCAAATTGTCCTCTGGGATGGGGTTATTGAACGGTTGCATGCCATTGGCGACCAAGCCGATGATCGCGCCAGGGAGGCTTCTAAGAGGGGCCAGACGGGCATATGGACGCGGTACAGGGAACAGGTGATTAAGATCGCTATGATCACGGCGATTGCTAAGAATCCGATCGCTCCAGAGATCGAGCATGATGACCTCGATATGGCCGAAGCCATCGTGAATTATGCTTGTGAATTTGTGGTTAAATTGGCTGATGAACATATATCCGATAGCAAAGCCGAGAAGGATGTAAAAACCATTCTCGGATACATTCGGAGGGCAGGGGGCTGGGTGACGAAAAGTCAGGTCGCCAACGCGGTCAGGCAGCTGCCGTCACGGCAGCGGAATGAAATCCTTAACGATCTGGTCACAGTGCAAGAAGCAATCGAAATGAAAGTGGACAAAAACGAAAGCCGTGGGCGCCCCATAATCCATTACAGAATTGTCAAATGACAATTTGTCTCCAGGGGTAGGGGAATTACTTGTATTTAATTGTATTTTTTCGCAGGGCAAAAATACAATTAATTCGAGGTCAAGAATCTATATAAAACAATAATTTATATATAATATATATATTTAATTGTATTAATAAC